TTTACCTTTCTCTAGGTGGTTTGGGGTTGCCGATATCGTACCGACAGTGGGGGTATAATCTCTAGGAAGGGCATTGTCAAACATATTCCGCAAACAATCGCACAAACGCTCAAGTGTCACCGTCCCTCGCGTGCGCGTACGTCATGTTATGGGGATGGGGTGTGGTCCTTTGGGTGAGTGGGTAGGGTTACCTTGCCGGCTTGGTAGCGAACCTAGAACCAAGGAACCTAGAACCGTTGGGGCGGTGGTCGGTGGTAGGCTAAGCTGTGCTAGTTTGAACCGTGGTTCATGGTGGTAGCCGTTGGGTTGTTTGCTCGGTGGCTGTGCTCAAGGGCTGCTTACAAAACGCTGTGTTTCCAAGGCGATACCAAAAGTCCGAATCCGTTTCCTGTTGCTATACCCTCTTCCACCCGGAACGAGTTTTTCAACCCTCAATATCATGATCAGCTAGAGGCTGTCCCCATTCTCCACAAGTTGGGCAGTCTAGCTCTCCTGTGATGTAGAGGTTCTGGCATGCGACGCAGGCTCTTGGAACTATGTCGTTCTCGTTGATTTGCTCATGATCCATGAGTGCTCCTAATATTTATATGAACTAGTGTTTACAGGATTGTGTGTATTGCTGGCGGATCGTGCGTGCTGGAGCAATCAGGCTCAAAAGCATTTAAAAGGCTACTATCTATTTACTTACCATATGAGTTTTCAGAATTGCAATAGCGTTTGTTTGGTACGAGGTTCTCGTGGGTTTCAAGAGGCTGCCATTCTGACAGTCCGAGTTAACCCTATAGTGACTGCCATTTTGGCAGGTTACTTAAGTTGTAAGCTTATATGGTTAGGTAGGCCCCATGTCTTCATGAAGGCTCCAAGTGCTTTCCATGCTTCTTCTGGGGAGTTGAACAGGCTTTGCCATTTGGCCTCGAGGTCGGTTTGTTTGGTGGGATCGTGTTTGTACTGTGGTGGCCTGCTGATGGTCATGATGCCTTCAGAGGTAACTTTAAAGTACTTCGTCTCATCAAACATGTGCCAGTAGGTGATATGGGTCTTGGGTTTCATGTGCTCTCCATTTCATAGGGAGCGAACGCTTATCACCAGCTCGATAAGACAGCATTGGTAAGTGCATGAGGGTTACTTACCAAGGGGTGGTTTTAGAAATCTTTTAAGAGTTTTTTTATTTTAAAAACACAAAGTAATTTTTAACAACCACCTCCCGTGCGGTCTAAGTCATTGAAAATGCTTGTTCTAGATTTTTGAGGGCTGCGCGCTTTTACTCAAAAGTGACCATGTCGATGTCGTCGAAAGCTGGTTTCATGAGGTCTTGATGGGTGCGTGCTGCCCAGTCGAGTGCTTTGTTGGCGTCGTCAATGTGAGATCGGTAAATGCTAAGTTCGTTCATCTTGACGTGAGTCAGCTCGCCTCTCATCGCTTGGACCATACCTGGGCGACCTAGTGCGATGATGCCTCGGATGACTGCAGTGGTAAGTTTGACTTTTCGCATGGGGAACCTTTCATTGGGTGTTGTTGTTGCGAAGGATACTTAACTTGCTGTAGTTAGCCTGTGTCATGGATAGCAATCAAATTTTACAAATGCTGGCAGACTTCGGTGCTCTAGGCTTAGCGTCTGGTGCGATCTTCTGGCTGTATTTGAAGATGGCCAAACGGCTTGATGATCTAACGGATAGCTTTCAAGTCCAACTCAGAGAACAAATGGAAGACTGCAATCGCCGAGAAGCTGAAGTGCGAGATCGGTTTATGGAAGTCGTTAAGAAGTATGACGACGAACGGCTCCAGTGGGTAACACGGCTAGACGCTATTGAGAAAGAAATGCAGGATACCGAGGGCTTGATTAAAGAAGGTCTAGGCGAAATGCGTAAACACTACGCAAAGATTAGCGCTGTAATCGGGAAGGAAGTCTGATGGCTAAGAAGAAGCCGAACTTTAAAATGAGGACTGTCAAAGAGCCGCTTCTGGCAGATGACGACAACCGCTACCGTCGTCACTCAGAGCAGTCCGCAAGGCTCGAAAAGTCAAGCCCTGGGTTTTCTAAATTAAGCTTGTCAGAACAGGCTAAGCGGCTCGATAAACTTGAAACCGAGCGGATGGAGCGAAGAAGCAAAGAGGCGGGCGGCTTCCGTAACTTCCTAAAGAAAACCATAGAAGATAACCCAGCGTATTTCCGTAGTGCTGCTAAACGCCTTGCGAAAGGCCAACCAGCGCAGTCGCAGTCAAGCATGACGGATTTTGGTATTCGCTTAGATGCTAGATACGCTGATAAGACACCAAAAAACCAGCGCTCATCAAAGAAAGCCCTAGTCGCAGCACGCAAAAAAGAAGCAGCACGTATCAACAAGATCCTCGACGAAGCAGAAACCAAAAAGGCGATGCGTAAAGCAGCGGAAGCTAAAACCCGGAAGAAGTAATGGCTAAGACCGCAACGAAAACCGATCCCGCTAAATGGGAGCAAGCCAAACGAGACGCCAAGGCTAAGATGGGCGGTAAGCACAGCGCCCGTGCCATGCAACTTGCTACCCAGATGTACAAAAAGCGAGGCGGTGGTTACTCTGGTCCCAAGAAGGAAACCTCGCTCAGCAAGTGGACCAAGCAGGACTGGAAGTACTCAAAGAAAGACAAGCCAGGCCAAGGGGGCTCAGGTGTGTACTTGCCCAAGAGCCGTATCGCTAGTCTCAAGAGTACAGCAGCTGGCAGGTTAGCACTCAAGAAGGGTGAGGCAAAGAAAGCCAAAGCAACCCGTGAAGGTAAGCAGTACTCACAGCATGGTCTAGGTAAAGGCCTGGCATGAGCACTGACCGTACAGAGGCTGCGCGCCGTATGATGAAGAAGCTAGGGCTCGAGGGGTTCAATAAGCCCAAGCGCACGCCAAACCACCCAAAGAAGTCGCATGCGGTGATGGCTAAAGAAGGTAACCAAATTAAGTTGATCCGCTATGGTGAGCAAGGGGCGAGCACAGCAGGTGCACCTAAACCTGGTGAATCAAAGCGCATGAAGATGAAACGCAAATCATTCAAGTCCAGACACGCTCGAAACATCGCCAAAGGTAAGATGAGCGCAGCGTTCTGGGCTGACAAAACGAAATGGAGTTAGCACCATGGCATTCCGCGATGTAACGACTAAGGACTTAGGACCGAAGGCTAAGAAAGCTCAGAAAGCAATTCTTGGAGAAGCCGCTATGGCGGTTATTCCTCCTATCCGCATGGCTAAGGCTGCAAAGCGTGTATCGGGTTTTTTAGATGAAATTGCATCGGATTCTATCCCAGCATTGTACAGCAAGATCCGGAAAATGCGAGGGCCGAAAAATTCGATGACGACTTCGCCTAGGGGCGGAGATATGCAGGTTGAAATTTTAGATAACGACATCATGCTTGTAACAGACCCTAAAACAAAGATGGAAACGCGCTTCCGTGGCAAGGTAAAACAGGGGGGCAAGGTTCTTGAGTGGGCTCCTGAGGCGGGGACAAGCCGTTTTAACAGGCAGGCTATTCGGGAAATAAACGATAAGTTTGGTGTTAATTTAATCCCGCCTGCTGATCTGAAGCCAATCCTCCGTAAAGCAGCAGAAGCAAAGGCTAAGAAGTAATGTCTCGCAAGCCACGCATTATTCTCCCAGCAGCGGTATGGGCTAAGATCCGTGCCGAGTACGAAGCCGGTGTTCCCGTCAAGCACCTAGCGGATACCTTTAACCTGACTGAGGCAGCCGTCTACAGGCGCAAGAAAAGCGAAGAGTGGTCTAGGGAAGTCTCGGTTATCAGTGACGACATGCTGTCCAAGGCACGTAAGGAAGCTGAGCAACGCATTGTGGAGCACATTCAAGAGCGTGAAGTGGACATGAAGCAGGTGATCGATCAGCACAAGTCCGTGTCGCAACAGATCATGGATCGTGCAGCAAGCCTACTCGAGGCCGTTGATAAGATCCCAGATACCGAGGTTTCTAAAAAGGCACACGCTCTGAAAACCTTGTCTGATGTCATCACCGCTCAGATCCGTAACGAGCGTCGTACGTGGAACATCGATGAGAAGGGTGCAGACACCTCACTCGAGGCATTGCTTGACGAGCTGGATGAAGAGGACGAGAAACGCAAAGCAACCCCCAAACCTGTGGTCGTACAGTGAGTGCAGAAACCATCGAACTAATAAAGATGGTACTCAATGGCGCTGATGGAGCGCTGGTGGTTGTCCTGATCTATACGCTCAACCGAGCGCATGCGTGGACCAAGCGCGTTGAAGACGCTATTGAAAATATTGAGCGACTCAATAAGATTGTAGAAGATAACCAGTCGGACATCGCCAAGCTTAGGCGTATGTTCTTTGCCCTGAAGGATGAGTTACGACATGCCAAAAATGAGAGCAAACAACCAAGTCATTGAACGTCTGTGCGTCGATTGCATGATGAGTATCAAGTACTCCCTCGATGCCTATGCCAAAGAAGATGAGAACAAGAAGATCGTAGAAACCGGGCTCACCGAAGAAGAGAACTTTCTAACGACAACCATCATCACCAAGCAGCAGGCAGCCATCACAAAGAAGGCGCTCGACATGATTGACAAGCGTCACTTTCGCCAGAAGCAAAAGATGTTTCTCATTCGCTTGCATCAGTTTGCTGAGTTTCTTGATACCTTCGATGAAGACCTCAAAGGCAACGAGGAAGAGCAAGTGCGCTTTGCTAAAGGGCTAATCAAGTGGTTAGAGAACAGCCATAAGATCATGCTTGAGTCATCGTCTCGTAAGACCCGTGAAGCTAACCTCGCATGGAACTAAACAAAAGCAGGGTACGATCAGAACTGCTGAAGTGCCGTAAGGACTTCACGTACTTTGCGTGTCGCTACCTAAAGATTGTCAACACCAGCGGTGAGGTTGTAAACCTTGACCTAAACCAACCCCAGATCGAGATCATCGAAGCGGTTGACGTTAACTTCCAGACAATGGTCCTCAAAGCCCGAAAGCTTGGGTCGTCCACCGTTATCGCTGGCTACTTCTTCTGGAAGGCTCTGTTCAACAAGAACGTCCGAGTCGCTGTCGTCGCTCACACTGACGAGGCCGCCAAAGAGTTGTTCACGATCTACCAGCACTTCTACAAGAACCTGCCTAATGAAATGCGCCCGAAGGCGATCAAGAACAGGCACAACGAACTGAACCTCGTCACCGGTTCCAAGATTAAGATCGGTAGCGCTGACTCCGATAGTTTCCGTGGGCAGACTTATCAATATATCCATGCCTCCGAGTATGCGTTCTGGTCCAACGTTGAGAAGACCATCGCCTCATTGTTTCAAACCGCAGATGCCAATGCCAGTATTGTCTTGGAATCGACAGCTAACGGTCTTAATGGAGCCTACGACCTGTGGGTCAATGACGCAGGCTACACCAAGATTTTCTTACCGTGGATGATCGATGATCGATGTCAGATTAGCAAGCCTCGTTTCCAAGATTACACAAAACTCGAGCGGGCATACAAACAAGAACACAAACTGTCGGATCAACAGTTTAATTGGTTGGTGTACACACTTCGAGTTAAATGCGCCAACAACTGGCGTATCTTTCATCAAGAGTTTCCATCGTCGCCTGACGTTGCGTTTGTTACATCAGGGGATCGATTCTTCCCAGAAACGTACAGCGTCACCACAGCCAAGCCCGGATACCATCAGTTTGAAAAACCCATGCAATACCACATCTACTCGATGGGAGTGGACACCGCTTCTGGTTCTCCTGGTGGGGACTTTAGCACTATTAAGGTTCTGGATGTCACCGACAAAAAATCCGTTCGAGAGGTAGCCGCCTTTTACGATCGGATCTCACCATCAGACTTTCGTGAGGAAGTGCTCAAGATTGCTCGAGAGTATAAAGCGCTCGCAGTCATCGAAAGCAACTCATACGGTTTATCGATCGTCGAGCACATGCGTGATGAAGAGTA